GATCGATCGCCTGCTGGAAGACGCCCTGCAGCGCTGGCCCGGCGAGCGCCCAGATGAGGATGACCAAGCCTGCGGTCATCAGGGTGATGAGCACCCAGCTCTACATAGAATTACCGACATGATACAAACCGTGGACCTCTACATTCGCCTGTCCGTAGACCGCGAAGGCAAAGACTCGCTAGAGCGGCAAGAAGCCGACCTCCGAGAGTGGGCCGAAAGAGAAGGTCTCACGGTCCGCAAGGTGTGGAAGGACTCTGGCAAGTCCGGCTACAAGGACATCGTTCGAGACGAGTTCAATTCGGCCATAGAAGCGGTCACCACCGGAGAGGTTGGGACGCTCGCGGTATGGAAGCTCGACCGCCTCTCACGCCGAGGTGCCGGTCAAGTAGGTCTTGTCCTCGATGCAGTGGAGAAGGCGGGTAGCAGGCTCGTCTTCCTTCACGACTCACTTGACTCAAGTGTGCAGGGCCACCGCATGATGATTGTGTTCGTATCCGAACAGGCACGGACTGAATCTGCCAACACCGCGTTCCGCGTCAAGAACAACATTGACAAGCGAGCGGCGAAGGGTATGCCCAAGAAGGGTGGCGTCCGCCCTTTCGGTTGGGAGAACGACGGCATGACGGTTCGAGAGAGCGAAGCCGTCCACGTCCGGTGGGCATACTCGGCAATCCTCAACGAAGGCATGTCCTTGTGGGCAATCGCACAGGAGTTCAACCGTCGCGGACTCGTCACGGACGCCATGGGCACAGAACGACGCACCCGCCAAGGAGAGAAGCCGCGCACCGTCCCCTCCGTGTGGACGACCACAACGGTTCGTCAACTCCTCATGCGTCCACGCAACGCGGGCATTCTCATTCACGACGGCGAGCAAATGCCGACAAGCCAAATTCAGCCGCTCGTCACGCGTGCGGACTGGGAAGCGGTGTGCGGCAACGTGAAGCCGCAGCTGAACCGGGGGCCGAAGCCGCAGTACTTGTTAGGCGGTCTGCTGGAGTGCTCTTGCGGTGCGCGCATGCACGCGACCACGAGCGTCACCGCGCGCAAGGGTCACGAGAAGCGCTCTTACGGCATCTACCGTTGCCGCCTGTACGGTTTCGACAAGAGCCAACCTCACACCTCAATTCAGCGTGACCTAGCGGACGGCGTAGTCCGAGACGCGGTGGTGTTTCACATCGGGCAGGGTGACGTGGCGACTCCTGGATTCGACCGCGCTCGACTCACTACCCTGCAAGCTCGACTCACGGAGATTGGGGAGAAGGAGCGTCGTGCCACGGAGGCGCTCGTTGAGGGCATCGGGGACAAGGCCACCTTGAAGGGTCTACTCAAGGCGCTTGCGGCTGAACGGCAAACAGTTGAAGCAGACCGTGACCGGCTCATGTCCGGCACAGCAGTGTCCGAGGCGCTCGCGGCCTTCATGGATGAGCTGACCTCGCTGGAGATTGACGGTGGCCTGTACTCCGGAGAGCTTGAAGACGCCGTGCAGCGTGGATACGAGGCGTGGGACGCGCTCAGCATGGACAACCGGCGCGCGATCATCCGGGGCGGATTCCGTGTCAGTGTCATGCGCGGAGGGCGCGGGCCGGAGAGAGTGAGTGTGGTTCCGGCTAGCACGTCCGATTCTTGAACGAGTAGGACAGGTGATACCTGTCGCAGTTCGGGCACTTCACGTCAGAATCTCCACGCCCGTAAGTCGGGTCAAACAGGCCGTGGAAGTCTGTTTCATCAAGCTCGGGAAGCGTCTCAATATGGTCAAGGTCGTCGAATTCACTTTGGGTCGGGGACATATCACACATCCTATCAGGTGACAATACCTGCACAGCTAATACACAGGAATACTCCGCCCCGCCTCTCATGCAGCTGAGTTGCTCTCTCGCAGAAGACCTCAGGCAAGACGTAGGCATTCGAACACATCTTCGAGCTGGAGCATGTGACGACCCCTCCTACAACCCGCCCTTCCGGTCACTTGTAGCTCAGAAAGCGCTCGGGCCAGCCCCTTTGTACCCCGATATGTCCCCCTCCTGAGGGACACTATATGTAGTGTTCAAATCGAACAAATCTACGACCCACTGGAAAGATCGTGTTAGTAGAAATCGAACTCAAAACCGACCTACCAGTGCTAAGAACACCGTCAAGTCAGGGTTCTGGCCTGTGGATAACTTGAAGTAGTTATGTACAGGTGTGGACGACACGCCCACTAGATGTTGGGGTGGACACGGTGACGGTGGCACCGGGTATGCTGTCCCCGCCTCACACATTCGGGAGGCACGAACAGAACGACCCCACTGACAGTGAATGGTCGACTGTCGAGTGGGGTCATGTTCTTTGGTCGGAACGGTTGATCTTAACAAGACCGTCACCCTTTCTGTCAAACGGAGCGTTCGCTCTCACAGAAAGGAGCTTGACTATGGTCAAGCCCATCCCGCCGGGTACCCCGGCACCGCACAGCGGCCAGTACCGCCCCGCAGGAAGGCGTGGTGGATTCGTCGGCAACACGGAGATTACGGCGGTGGAGGGGAAGCCCTTGCCGCCGACGCCGCAGCCCGGACAGGGTTACGTCTCCGTGGACCGCACGAAGCACAAGAAGTAGCTCATGGCTACGGCTTACAACATCACCTGCCCGCACTGCCGCTACACCTTCACCAATAGGGTGATCACCCGTCACGGGTCCATCCGGTGCGGGCGTTGCGGCAAGCCCTTCCGCGTCTAGCGGATACCCAGAAGGCCCGGTCCACTGCGGACCGGGCCTTCTGCATGTTGCGGGTCGGGCGGACGATGAATGGGTTTGAGCGCGTGAGCCTTGGCCCGACTCACTCAGGATGACACCGACCCCGCTTGCTTCTCAATGGGGTACATATGGTACGGAGGCAACTTTCTTGGAGTCGTGCGCTCAGGCTCCGCCCGGAATCGCGGTGAGCTTGTACCGGGGCCGCGTCTCCGGCGCATCCGGGTCGGGGATGAGGAGGGCATCCTTCACCCACCCGACGAGCGCAGTCCGGAACCTCTGGTAGTCGGCACCCTTCGCCTCTGTGATGCCGCACACCTGCCGAAGCTCGGTGCCAGTGTGGAACTCTCCGTCTTCCAGCACGGTACGCACCGGCAGCCAATACGGACTCACCGCAGCCTTCCCGGTGAGGCGCAGCACGGCGCTCTCTCCGACATCGACCAGCTCAAAGCCGGGGATTCTCTCCCCCGCAGCATCCTTCATCTTGCCGCCGTCGCTTTCGAGACTGGACATGGTGAAGCCTCCGCCTGTAGACGGCTTGAGCATCCACAGTGCGTCAACGTTGTCTCGAATCGGTGAGGCACCTCGGGCCTTCCTGCCTGCCGCGTCGGTGTGATGAATGACGATGCTCGAAGCACCCTCCTTCACCTCGCGGATGGACTGGACCGCGAGGAGCGCCTCCTTCACTTGTGCCGGGTCGTTCTCATTCGAGATACCGCCGAGCTTGCTCAAGGTGTCAATGACGAGCAAGTCGTAGTCACCCTCGCGGAAGACCTCCTTGAGACGCTCCACGCTCGCGGGCTGGGAGAGATTGACCCCGCCGTTCATATAGGTGATTGAGTCAGCAGGAACAAACGCGCTCGCGTGGTGCGCGTCCCATGCCCGCACACGCTGACCGAATCCGTTCAATCCTTCACCGAGCACGAAGAGGGTCTTCGCGGTCTTCACCGGGCGTTGATAGAACGGCATACCCGCAGCCATGCAGCGCACGATGTGGAGCGCTAGGAAGCTCTTCCCGATGCCTCCCGGAGCCGCTATTTCAACGTCAGCACCTCTCGGGACGATGCCCTCTATCCACCACTCAAGTGACGGCAAACTGTGAAGGTCGGCCTCAGAAAGCAGACGCATCGGTTCCGGAGGGTGGGCGGCTTCTTCGTACATCGTCTGTGCGAGGTCTCGGACATGAAGTTTGCCGACTTCATCCGCGACCGTAGACAACAGCTTCGGGTTTCGAGCTAGCTCATCTCGGGTAGGTAGAACGAACTCGGGTCGGCTTTCCTTTGCTTCCCGAACTCGGCGCGCTTCGTCCGTCTCTACGTACCCCTCTTCCCACGGTGCAGCGCCGGTCATTCGCTGACCGCTTTTCGCAGCTGAGCGCGCGTGATGATGACCTCACCGCCTTGCGCTTCTCTGAAGAGCTGACGGGAGAAATACACCTCCAGCGGCATCGCCGGGTCGTAGTTGCCGCGATTGTCTACGGGAACAATCTCCCGCCATCCGTCTGTGTCCTGGACGGTGACCCATCCGGCCACAGGGTAGACGCGCACTAGGCGACCTTCCCCGTTGTCCAAGTCGTGCGCAGCCTCCACCATCAGCCACCCCGGCTCTACGGGGGTGAACGTGTGGATGCTGAGTTCTCCCTGCGGGGTCTCCGCAGGGCTGTCTAGTCGGTCGTCAATAGAATTCAATGTGATTCCTCTTCTTTAGAGATTTGCCACGACGTTTTGTCGCTTAGAACAATTATCTCAGCTTCCCTCAGCTTTGTCTCGAAGCTCGGAGCCAATTTAGTTCTCTGAGAGAGGACCAGAGAACCGAGTTCTCTGAGCTTGAAACCAGAGAACTTTCTAGGGTATGAAAGACTCAAAATCCGCATAAGTACGGGGTTTTATAGTTCTCTGACCATAGTTCTCTGGTAGTCGAGGGAGACACTGTAAGTGTCTCCTGACCGAACTAACCGCGAGAGAAAAGAACGAACCAAAAGTGAATAGACAACGACAAGAGCCTCCCAGCGGATTGCGCGGCTGGGAGGCTCTTTACATGAGTACTGTGTCAAAACTACCTAATAAGTATCCCACACGCCAAACAGCCGGAGCAGTTTAGCGTCAGCGGCACTTCCGCCCAGTAACTGGGCGAGAGACGTGCAAAAAGTGCTTTAGCCCCGAGACGTAGCAGAGTTTATGCGGGAAAATAGAAACATGAACAATCCTCCCGCACCGTGTACCCGAGACCCGGACATGTGGTTCTCCCTCGACACGAACAAGCAACGCGCAGCCGTCCGCATCTGCGAACGATGCCCACTCCGTGAAGCGTGCCTCAAGACCGCCGTAGACGGACGCGAAGAGTACGGGACATGGGGAGCAACCACCGCACGACAGCGAGCACAAGCATTCAGCTCAGACGCGGCACATGCCCTCATCTGCCTCAACTGCAAGAGAGCACGCGCCGATGACTGGCAGAAGGTCGGAGAGGTAGCCGTCAACGGTGGCCGCTGGACGTCGCCCGTCATCCGGTGCGGGCTGTGCGGGTGGGAGAACACCGTAGCGGCAAGACGCTGGAAACGGCAGGCCGCAGCATGACCGACAAAGACATGAGCATACGAATCGGACCCGAACTCCTCGCGGCACTCTCCGAGCAAGGAATAGCAATCGTCATCGCGCGAGCTGACCTCATCCAGATAATCCGGCCTGACGGAGATGTCGAATGAGCAGCATCCACAAGAGCAAAGAATGGTTCCGCCTCAGCCGCAAACTCAGACCACAGCTGGAAGCGCAACTCCCACTCATGTGCGTGAACGGCAAAGGCCGATGCGTAGTGCATCCCGGGGAACGCTTCCACCTCGCGCACATAAGGGACGCGGCACTGTACCCGGAGCTAGCGCTAGACCCGAACAACATCGGCGTCTCGTGTCCTAAGCACAACCTCTCAGACGGGGGCAAAGCCGGAGCTACCAAGACCAACCGCGCACGCACGCGCAAGACGAAAGGTGAATACCCAACATGGTGAACCGACCAACACCAAAGCAAATGAAGGAATGGAGTGACCTCGAAGTAGAGGCATACAGAGCAGGAGTCCGCGAAGGGCTACGCCTCACGCGACTTACACGAGAGCGCTACATCCAGGGAATTGAAAGAGGCATCCGAATGGTGGAGGAACTCGATGACTGACCGAAGACACGAGCGGGAGAGAGTCCCGCTCATACGACGCATCATCCGCACACTCCTAGCTGACTTCTACCGACAGGCAGAACTCCGCAGCCGCATGGGTCGAAGATGACCACGGCAGCTTCTTTGACAGAACCGTTACAGCCCCCGCCCGAGGCTCCTTTGGCAGCTTATTTTCCAGGGTCTTGGGCCGAACTCGCGGCGTCCGGAATCGAGCCGCGTACAGCCTCACAGGGCCGCGCAGACGAGGTGCAGCAAGCCGAGTTCATCGAAGGATGCAGGCTCCTCCGCCTCGGACTTCCGAGGCAGGGACTGAAGCCTCAACAGCTCCGCACAGTGGATGCACTGTCAGAGGACAAGCGCTACGCGGCAGTGCTAGAGCCGCGTCGTAGCTCGAAGACGACCACCGTTCTAGCGTGGGCGCTCGGGCGCGCTTCGAGCCGCCCTGAATACTCGGTGGCGTACTACGCCGGAACCTCGGGTAAGGCCGCACGAGACCAGTACTTGAAGTACATCGTGCCGAAGCTGGAAGGTCTCTACCCGGACCCGGAGACTCGTCCGTTCAAGCTCCGCCGAGGTGCGGGTATGGAACGCATCGAGTTCAACAACGGCTCCCTCTTTCAAGTGTGTGCAACCCCGGAGGACTTCCGAGGTGCCACCTTCGACCTCATCCTCATTGACGAAGCCGGAGAGCTTCACGGAGACAAGTTCGTGGACATCCTGGCCGCAGCTTCACCTACTCAGGACACCACTCCAACACCGGTGATGGTGTTCATGGGGACAGCAGGGAAGAGCCGCGATGGGAACGCACTGTGGGACTTCCTAGAGCGTCTAAGGGAGGGTGACCAGGACACAGCTGGGATTGAGTACTCAGCCGGTGTGGACTTGGTGCCTGCCGACTTCGAGACGTGGGAACAAGCGGAGCCTCTCGTGCTCACATCCCACCCGGGAGTGGACACCCTCACGACGCTGGACACCATCCGCAACAACTACTCCACGATGCCGTTGGAGAACTTTGGCCGTGAGTACCTCGGCATCTTCAGCCACGCGCAGGGCACCGGAACGGTGTTGCACCCGGCTAAGTGGGCCGCAGCCGCTTCCACGGATGACTTCCCTGACGAGCTACCCGAAGGGACCAACTTCGCTTGGGGAATCTCGGTCCACCGTTCGGGTACATGTGCAGCAGTGGCGGCAGCGTGGCGGGACGAAGACGGCACCGCTCATGTGGCTTTGCAGGCTTGGCAGCACCAGACGCATTGGCTTCCGGAATACGCGGCAACGATGGCGAAGAAGTATCCACACATTCCAATAGCTCACGACACGAACAAGACCGCCCTCATTGAGATGGACCGTGTGCCTTCCAAGACTCGGCTTGCGCCTCACTCGTGGTCTGAAGTGCAGCAGGCCGCAGCGCTCTTCGCTCGGGAGCTTGAGCAAGGCAAGCTCCGCCACTACGGACAGCGTGAGTTGGACCTAGCAGCCGGTGCAGCCGTCCGGCGTGAGTCCGGCAACGGTTGGGCATTCGGTGACGCTAAGGGTGACGTGACTGCACTGGAGGCCGTAGCGCTTGCGCTTTACGCGGTGGACCGTATTCCGCCTAAGCGGAAGATGGCTAGTGCCGTTTATCTCGAGTCCTAAATCGCTTTCAAATCACTTTTCAAACCAGTAGACCCCGCCTAAATAGCGGGGTCTTTGGCGTTTACGGCTTCAACCCTTACTGATAAGGGTTCTCAATAAGCCGGATAATTGAATACATAATGAGTTGGCTAACTAATCTCCTGGGCATCACATATTCCACTACAGGGAATGTGAGTCCTTCCGCTATCTCGTCCCCTTGGACGAGTGGCCCAAGCGTCGGTGGAGTCGTAATCTCCGACGCTTTGGGCGTTGAGCTAGCGAAGCTCCCTGTCACTCGGGAGACCGCTTTGGGTTTGCCGTCCGTAGCTCGCGGACGTGGCCTCATCGTCGGCGCTATTGCATCTCTGCCAATGGTTGCAATGCGCGACGGTGAGCTACTTGCTGAGCAGCCCATCTTCTTGCGCCGGACAGATACCGGTGTCTCCTCCGCCGAACGCATGGCGCGCACCGTTGACAGCCTCATCTTCCATGGACGTGCTCTGTGGGTTGTTCGTCGTGGTGCGAAGCCTGCCGGTGCCAAGTTCGGACCCATCCTCGACGCAGTGTGGATGCCGGAGAACGAGTGGTCCATTGACGCTGACGGACGCATCCTCGTTCGAGGCAACACCGTAGATGAGTCGGACGTAATCCTCTTCTCCGGCTACACACCGGGACTCCTGAACTCGGGTGCGCGCACCATTCGCGGTGCCATCGCCATTGAAGACGCATGGGTCTCCAAGGCGCGAAACCCCATCCCACTCACCGTCATCCGTCACGCCAACGTTGGCGGTAACACCGCCAACGTTGAGTCTCTAGAGCCGGAAGAAGTCCAGCAGCTTCTACGCGACTGGAGCGCAGCACGACGCAGCGAAGACGGAGCACTTGGTTACCTCCAGCCGGGTCTAGAACTCGACACTCACGGAACCGTTGACCCTGAACTCTTCGAGGCCGGACGTAACGCCATCCGCGTTGACATCGCCTCCCATCTCGGCATTCCCGCCTCCCTTCTTGACGGGTCCGTAGCGGAAGCCTCCCTGACCTACACCACCACCGAGGGAAACGCCAACCGCTTTTGGACCGAGACGCTCCCGCTCTACCTCGGGCCGATTGAGAACGCCTTGACCCTCGCCATGCCTGGACAGACAGAGGTCCGCTTCCAGCGTTCTGAGGTGCTCACCAACCCGGGGTCTCCCGTTGGTGCGCCTGAGCCAGTCATCCCAACCGCCCCTGAGGAGGCCACCACATGAAGACCGCCAAAGCCGTCATTGCGCTCATCGTCTCCACCATCGGAGCCGCAGCGCTAGCCGCCCTGACTTTCGTCAGCCCTGAGTCCGCCGAGTTCATGTGGCTCTCCATCGGCATTGCAGCCCTCACCCCAGTAGCCGCCTACGTCGGTGTCTACCTCACACCTAACAAGCCATCCGGAGACACCAATGCAGACGTTTGAACTAGCCGGGTCCAAGACCCTCAAGGGACTCCTAGTCCCATACGGAGAGACCGGACAGAACGCTTCCGGAGAGTACGAGTTCTCTGCCGGTGTCGTTGAAGTGGCTGACGGATTCCCTCTCAAGTTCGCCCACCGAGGCAATGCCGGAGACGACGTAGTTCTAGGCCGAGCCGTTGAGGTTGAAGAGACCGCTGACGGACTCGTCGTTGCCTTCGAGATTGACGACACCACCACTCACGGAGCAGCCCTCCTAGCCGACTACGCCAAGGGCTTGAAGAAGAACCTCTCTGCCGAGTTCTCCCGCATCAAGCGTGACGGCAAGAACGTTGTCTCCGCCCTTCTCGACGGTGCCGCAACTGTCGTGCTCGGTGGTTTCGCCTCCGCAGCGTTCTTCGAGCTTGCCGACTCCGAGACGGACCCGGTTGAGCACCGCAGCGCGGAAGAGATTGCCGCCGACATGGAGCGCCTCGTTGCTGAGGCGAGTGCCGCGCTAGCCGCCGCTGACGAGCAGCTTGCCTCCCTCAATACCTCCTCTGAATCAACCGAGGCAGAGGCCACCCCTGAAGAAACACCAACCGAGCCGGACTCCCCGGCCACTAACGAAAGCGAGGACGCCATGGCCGAGGCCGTAGCCCCCAACACAATCACGACTCCAGAAGTCGAGAAGACCGAGGTGACAGCCTCCAACGTCTTCGACCTCATCACAGCCGCAAACAAGGGAGACGAAGCCGCAGAGTTCGCCCTCTCCGACATCAAGGTCTCCGGGTCCGGCGCACTGCCAGCAGCAGGCGTCCTACAGCCGTCTTGGCTAGGTCAGCTGTGGCAGGGACGTGCTTACTCCCGCAAGTACCTTCCGCTTGTCCGAAACGGCGCTATCCGCTCCCTTGAGGAAAAGGGTTTCACGCTCGACCAGGGCACCGCTCTTGTCGCTCGATGGAACGGAAACAAGGCTGAACTCCCAAGCGGAACAGCCTCCACAGCCGTCAGCACATCCACGCTCTACAAGTACGGATATGCAGCGGACATCGCACGCGAGTTCTTCGACATCCCAGGTGGAGAAGAAGTCCTAGGCGCTTACTACCGAGGCGTCATCAACAGCTACGCCAAGGTCACCGACCTTGACGCGCTGGACGCAATCGTTGCCGCAGCTACTGCCAACATCACCGCGCCGGAGACCTACCCGACCGAGTACCCGGCATCCATGGGAATGCTCATCCAGGGAATCGAAACCGTAGAGGACGCCGGAGATACTCCGTCGTTCGCTATCGCTAACGAACTTGCGTGGAAGGAGCTTCTCTACACGCCTCGTGACCAGGTGCCTGAGTTCGTGTCGTTCGCCTTTGGAACCAACTTCGAGGGAGCAGCTGACAACGGCAAGCTCCGCGTGGTCAAGGGTGACATTGGCGCTGACGACACCGCAGCTGTGGTTGTCGGTTCTCAGAACGCTATTCACTTCAACGAGCTTGGAGGCGCAAGCCCTATCCAGCTTGAGGCTCTCGACATCGCTAAGGGTGGTGTGGACCGTGCCGTAGTCGGTTACTTGCAGTTCCTCGTGGACTTCAGTGACGCGCTCGTTCTCATCGGTGAAGCAGACGAAGCCTAACCATCCGCCACACCCGGGGCGGGACTAACCCTCCCGCCCCGGTGACTCTCCAGAGAGGAGGCGGGTAATGACCGCATTTTTCATCAACGATGTTCCGAGCGAGCCGCTCCACATCATCCCGTCTCGTGACGGTGAACCGGTTGACCTCAGCGAGTACGACGACGCCGAAGTCAGCATCGAGGGGACAGCTGTCACAGCGACCCTCGGCGCTGACTCGGTGGTCATCACATGGCCTTCCGAATCACTCTTCGAGGAGGAGGGCTTGCACCGCGTCACCGTCCGCTTGACAGCAGCCGGCGATGTCGTAGAGACCTTCGATGCTGAGCCGATTGTGGTTCAGGATTCGAACGGTTGGCACACGCTCGGGTCCGCCCGACGCGAGCAGGCGGTGTTCAAGAACACCAACGATGTGCCGCTCTACACGCTCCTCTCCGCAGCACGACTCGCGGTGGAGACGTTCGCCCCGGCTCTCGAAGAAGACGCAACGCCTCCTCTCCGCTACCGCCAAGCGCAACTCATGCAGGCGCGCAACCTTCTCAACGCCGCAGCCGTCAACACGTCCGGCGAGCTAGGAGAGGACAGCTACGCGCTCACAACACGTCCCTTGGACTGGCATGTGAAGGCGCTCCTCCGTCCGCATCGGGGAACTCCGGTGGTGGGCTGACATGCAACGAGACGAACTAGAAGCCACCTTCAAGACCGAGCTAGGCAAGGGCTGGAGCATCTTCCCCGAGACCATTGGGGACGTTCAGAAGCCAACCCTCCTCATTCTCCGCACCCGTCTGGAGAAGCTCCCCGAAGCTCCCCGAGGACACCGCTTGGTGACCTCCGTGCTGTGGGTCATCCTTCCTCAGCACGCCCATGAGGACGAGCTAGACGACGCGCTAGACGACACCCTCCGGGTGCTCGAAGAAACCCTCTCCATCAAGTGGGAGACCGCCGAGCGAGTCGCCTACGCAGACCAATACCCCGCATTCCAAATCACCCTCAGCAGCGCTCACCAGCGCCCAACACCGTAAGGAAACCCCATGGCCGATATTGCCGTATCACCTCTATTCATGGCGGAGGCGGAGTTCTCAGTCGAGTCCGACGACTACGCCGCAGCCATCAGCAGCATGACCCTCACACCGTCCGCGTCCGTCGTGACATGGAAAGGACTCAAGCCAGACAGCGTTCACAGCCGCACCACCGCTCCGACATGGACGTGCGATGTGACCTACGCGCAGGACGATGCTGACGACTCGCTCTTCATGTACCTCTTCGACAACCAGGGCACTCAGAAGACAGCCACCTTCACCCCCCGAAGCGGTGGCCGTCCATGGACCGTCGTCATCAACATCACGCCTGGTTCCGTAGGTGGAGCCGTTGACTCCTTCGCCTCAGCGTCCGTCTCTCTCGGTGTCGTAGGACAGCCAACACCAGGCGAACTACCGGTGGTCTAGCCATGGCTCTCGCGCTCTCCATCGACCCGAAAACGGACAGGCAGGTGACCCGGCTCATCCAGACCATGACGGTGCTGGATAAGTCGGTCACCCGCAACGTCCGCGCGCAGTCACGCCAAGTGATCGCGCCGGAATGGAAGCGCGGAGTGGAAGAGCGAGTCAAGACCCGCCTCCAAGCTCGCATGCTTGCCGAGACCGCCCGGACGGAAGTCTCAGACCGCAATGTCGTCCTCCGCTCCGGAGCAGTGAAGGGGTCCGTGCGAGGGTTCCCCGCCAACGCCAACGCGAACGCCGCGCGAGTGGAGTTCGGGGGCGACCACACGAAGAAGACCACTTACGACCGCAAGTCTCCCAACGGTGGGACACACAAGGTGACCCGCCGAACAGCAGTGCAGCTGGGACGCCGCTACCGCAAAGGAAACGCGGTCTTCCCCGCAGCAACGAACCTAATTCCCCGAATCCGGAAGCTCTGGATTCAAACCAGCATCCGCGCGATGCACGAGTCATTTGAGGAGGTGTTGAACCGTGGCTAAAGGCTCCATCGACATTCCCCTAGTGCTGGACTCCTCCGGCGTTGCCAAAGGCGCAAAGGACGCCATTGGCTCCATCGATGACCTCTCCGAGACCCTCACCGACTTGGAGCGCGAGGCGCGCCGAAATGACGCACTTGAGGAGGGTCTTGAGGACGCCGAACGGCAGGCGGATGACACCAAGGACGCTCTTGGCGATGTGGCTCGTGCGGCAAAGAAGGCCGGGGATGACTCCGGGGATTCCATCACCAAGGGCTTCAAGAAGGCGGAGCGCTCGGTGGATGACTTCCGAGGCGAAGCCGACCAGACCGCGCGTGAAACCGCAGCATCGTTCGACGGGTCCGTGGACTCCATCGGGGACATGTTCCAGGAACTAGCCGCTAATGCCTTCTCCGGTTTCGGACCCGCAGCCGGTATCGCTGGTCTAGCCGTAGCAGCTGGACTCGGGGCGATGTTCGCCACCCTCAACGAAGAGGCCGAAGCCGCCGAAGAGCGCATGAGCGCGATGTACGACGACTTCATCGAATCCGGTCAGCGTTACCTCTCCTACAAGTTCGTGGAGGACCAGCTCAAGTCGTATGCCGAAGACCAGGGCAAGCTCAACGAAGCTCAGAAGGACGCCAACCGACTCGGCCTAGAGCAAGTGACCGTGCTCCGAGCTATGGCCGGAGACCACGAAGCTCTCAACGAAGTACAGTCCGCAGCTAACGCGCTCAGCAGAGATGCCAAAGCGGAGATGCGCGAGCAAATCGACACCTTTGGACGCGCCAACCAAGTCATCCGCACTCAGGCAGCTGAGTACGGAAACCTCGCGGGCAAGTACGGCGACCTATCCGAGAAACAAGACACCGCCTATTCCAGCGCGCAGCTCGTGCGGGACGCCATGCGCGGCTCAGCTGAAGCGTTGCGCGAGGTAGACGAGGACGCAGCTGAAGCCGCTGACGCGCTGAACAACATGCCGTCCACAGTCACCACCGAGGTGACGGTAAACACCCCGGACATGGGGGCAGTGCGTCGTCAGATGCAGCGTGACGCCGACCGTGGACGCATCCGCTTCCGGGGCGCTTTCGTGTCCCCTTACGGAAGGGAGATTGTCTAATGTCCACAACCATTTCTAACGGCGAAGACACCTTCACCCCCGTCTTGGTAGACGGCTACACGGCGACCCGCGTTGCGCGAAACATCCTCCACCCCATCATCGGAACGAGCCGATTTGCCGTCACCTTGCGTGAGTCCGCGTTGCGCTCGGGAGAGCTTCGACTCCTCTTCTCAGACGTTGCGATTGCGGAGAACCTCGTTGACGCGCTCAGCGCCGGAGACGAACTCACCCTCCAGTCCACCGACCGTCCCAACATCGACATGCAATTCGTGTGCTCGGGAGACGTGTCCCTTGAGCTGGACGACGACACCCGGGACGAATGGTGGGTCGTATTTGAGTGGCAGGAGACCGACTGACATGACGCTCTCCAAATCTCGCTCCGTCATCTCTGCCGAAGTGCAGGGAATCACCCTCGAAGGCAACCTCCCGCTCGAAGTCATCGAAGGCCGCGTGACCCTGGACGACACGCGCGCGCCATACGTCGAAGTGGAACTCCTCGTTGCGCTCCCGAGCTTGGACGACTTGGAACTCATCGACCCTCGCGCCGGTCAGCGCATCACCCTCGTAGCTGACCAGGAATGGGCGGAGCCAACCAAGGCCGACCAGACTCGGACATTCGACCTCCTCCTAGATGAGCGCGCTGTCAATCACGCCGACTTCACCATGCGCCTCATAGCGCGCTCAGACGAAGCTCTCCTCATCAACTCCGGACACCTCGGGACCGAGGTAGATAACTCAGCAGAGGCCAACCAAGCAAGCCTCCGGGACATCATCAACGGTGTGCTTGACGGCTACGACGCCGAGCTAGAAGCCGGGACAGATGACGCTGACTACACGATTACCAGCAACGCCACGAACTACTTCCCCAACCCGTCAGCTGAGGTAAATGTGAACTCGTTTACCGAGGGGACCGGCTCCAGCGCGGTCGTTCGCTCAACCGCGCTCGGAGGCTGGACGGGAAGCGCGTGCGTGCGCTCCACCGCCTCCGGCTCCTCACACAGCACCCGTATCGCCTACTCCCCGGCAATAGTCGCCGCTGAGGGTGAAGTCTGGACGGTCAGCGCGTACGTCAAAGGTGTTCCGCCGCGCAACACCAGACTCAACGTCTTCTTTGTCGCAACAGGAAGCTCCAGCCAAATCGGTGCGGTCCTCCAAAGCGACACCGTAATGACCAGCTCCACCGAATGGACACGCCTGACCGTGACCGCAACGGCTCCAGCTGGAACCGGTGAGGTGCGCGCGTTCACCACCGCGACCGGCGCTTCGAGCGGCGATTACGTCTACATCGACGGTGTGCAATTCGAGAAGTCGGACGCGGCCTCCGACTACTTTGACGGAAGCTTCGCAACAGACGACCACTACGCCTACAGCTGGACCGGCACCGCGCACGCCTCCACCTCCGAGCGAGTGCGCCTCGATGACCGCTCCCCCGACCTCCTCAAACAAGAGCCTGGGGTCTCGGACTGGGACTTCCTATCCCCTCTCGTGCGCGCAGCAGGCTTGCGCCTCTTCTGCGACGAGAACCGCGTATGGCGTCTGGTCCGTCCCGAAAGCTACACCGTGGACGGTGCCGTCTCCGTCGCGCAGGGTCTCAACGCCGTCACCGGAGAAGACGTAATCAGCCTCTCCGAGACCACGCCGAGCGGTGCGCCTGCTTGGTTTTCCGGAGTCGTCGTGCGCTACCGGTGGACCGACACCGAAGGCGTACAGCAGACCGCGTTCGACTCGGCAGGCACCCCGGGAAAACTTCACCGCGTAGAAATTGAAGCCCCCTACCCGGGACCAGGACGAGCCGCATCCATCCTCGCCATGGCCGAAGGACGAGGCCGCACACAAGAGCTGTCCGCCCTCACCGACCTTCGAGCTACCCCCGGCATGCAGCTCGTCACAACGCTCCCCGGCACCCCCATTCAAGTCGGAGTCGTCTCACGAGTCTCGTGGAACTTCAGCGCCGACACCGACGCCTCGGGCCTCATGGACATCCACTCTCGCGGCCTCACCGACACGCCTGAAACGGCGTGGACCTTCCAGCCAGACGGCTACGCCTGGGACGACGTTCCTACCGGCACCGACTGGACCGAATACGAAACCCCAAACACCTAAGGAGACATATGGCTCATGGAGACGCCGCATCCGCAAAAGGCTTGCATATCGTTCCCTCGACATCTGACGTGAAAGTCGGATATGAGGACATCAACCGTTCACAAGACGAACTAGCCGCAGAAATTGACGCGCGAGTAGCAGGAGACGCAGCCGCCTTCCCCGCCTCCAAGGTCATCATTTCCAGCAGCACCCCCACCGTGGTCAATGGAGGTGTATGGCTCAAGCCGCTCTAAATGGCAACCTTCTCTGACGACTTCACCACGCCGGGAACCTCCGCAAGCGTGGACCTTCAGCTCGTGGTCTCGGTCACCTCGCAATCCACCGAGCTGAATCGCTCCTCCCTGTCATGGACCCTCCGCATGAAGAAGGGCACAGCTGGATACCCCAACCGCAACTTCAACGACTGTGTAGCGAGCGCAAGCGTGGACGGCTCCGTGTACTCAGCGTCCAACCTCAACTATTCGTTCTCTTATGGCGCGCAGACGGTGACCATCGCGTCCGGCTCGAAGAACATCACGCACGACGAAGACGGCTCCAAGTTCATCACGGTTGCAGCTTCCTACGACGGGAAGTCACCACTAGGAGTGGCCTCGTTCTCAACGACCATGACCCTGCCGACCATCCAACGGAACGTGGCCTACACCGAGGTAGACGACGAGTGGACTCTGAGCCTGGTCTACGTCGGAATCAACGGTGAGTGGGTACCCGCACGTCCACATGTCGGCGTGGACGGTGTGTGGGTCGGGGTCGGAGCCTGAGAGAAGTCTGCGGCACCTAGAGTGGGGCAATGCTCGACGTTTGGTGGAGAGACCTCGTTAGCCTCATTGTCGCGGGTGCGACCGTAGCCGCATCCGTCTTTGCAGCAGTCGCGCTATTCGCAACGAAGGCGCAAGCACGACGCATCGAGGATGAGCGCAAATGGGCACACGACCGGGACGTCTTGAAGGCCGTCCTAGACCTCGCCTTGGGCGCAGACTCCGCCAATCCTGGCCGAATATGGAAGCCCGGAATGGCTTACCTACGGACCCTGGCCCCAGAGACCAAGGAGATGATTCCGCTAACGCTCCGTTACTTCCACAACGATTGGAAGCGAGAGCTAGTTCCGGAGATTCTGAGCAGGCAGAAGGACAAGCCGACCTCTTCCTCCTTTGGTGCGATGACATGGGAAGAGGCCGAAATGGACGGTGAAGGCAATGAGATTCGCCCGCACCGTAGCGTGCTTGCCGTGATATACGACGAGCTAGTCGGTGCCATCAACGTAGTGGTCAACAAGTCCGGCTAGATGCCTAGTCGTTGAGTACAACCGCGACCTCACAGGTGTGGCACCACCATGCCGCCCCGCGCGGCCTGCAACGGGTGCCACAGTTTGGGCAGTCGGGGTCTGTGGGGAGAAGTTCGTCCATCACGAGCTAGCGCGCTCCGCCGTTTGGTCCACCGCCTAGTCGGTGGCTTTCCATCTCAACGTCAACCACATCCACGCCCGGTTTCAGAAGCACGTCCCCGGACCACATGCGATATGCGCGACCGCGCCAGACTTCCATGAGCCAAATGCTTACGACATCACCCTCTCGCAATGTCCCAACGTGACCCTCTGACCTCGGCAGTAACGTGAAAGGCGAGCGTGACATGTCCTCTGGCTCTTCGTATCGCTCAGAGTCCGCATCGGGATTCATCGTCGAAACGGTTACATCGATGAAGAGCTTGCGCGTTCTATTCACCATCAGCCATGCCCCATGTGCTCGTCGCTTGAGACGAATCGGGTGGGTGCGGAGCCTGCGACTTCGAGAAGCACGCCCGACCCCCGACGTAATGGCAAGAGTCACAAGCGTCGTCACCGCAGCAGTAACCGCAGACGTTGCCACCGGGCCGACAGCGCTGAGAAACTCATTCACGGTTCGAGGCTACTTGACACACAAGCTGTCCTTAGCAAGTTGCCATGTTGAGCCAGCCAGGCACATCCCCCCGTTCCTCGATGCGGAAGCGCCGCCCGATGCGGCGCACGATCTGGAGCAGTGCCGATGACGTCATGCCGTGATTGTGCCGTCCAGTCGCGCCGCACCGTCGAGGCCATCCACAGGCGCGCCCACCTGGCAAGTCGGCGCGGCGGGCTTGCGCTTCGCGCGCCGCTGGGTGAGCGTTAGCCCATGAGCGAGAAGAGCCACGAGCAGCACCAGAAAGAGCAGCAGGAGCGCCTCGCCGAGCTCGGCGACAACGACGAGCCGGTGGAGGAGGAGATCGCGACGACGTTCGACACCACCGTCGAAGAGGGTGCGCAGCGCCTGCAGCGCACCTTTCCCGACATGCTCATCACCGGCTTCTTCGGCGGCCTCGAGGTGGGCTTGGGCGTCATGGCCTACCTCCTGGTGCTGCACGAGACGGGCAACCACCTGCTGGCTGGGCTGGCCTTCAGCATCGGGTTCATCGCCCTGCTGCTGGCCCACAGCGAGCTGTTCACCGAGAACTTCCTCATGCCCATCGCGGCGGTCATCGCCCGGGAGGCCTCCGCCAAGCGCCTGCTCATGCTGTGGGGCGGCACACTGCTGGCCAACCTTGCCGGTGGTTGGCTGTTCATGGGGCTCATCACGCTCGCCTTCCCGGCGTGGCACGAGCTCCTCATCGAGACCGCGCGCGAGTTCGTGGAGTCGCCGCTGAGCCTCGAGACGGCCGCCCTGGCCATTCTCGGCGGCAGCACGATCACGCTCATGACCCGCATGCACCAGGGCACCGACTCCGACGTGGCCAAGATCATCGCCTCGGTCGGGGCGGCGTTCGTGCTCGCGGGAATTCCGCTGTATCACTCGGTTCTCGACTCGCTGCTGATCTTCGGCGCCATCCAGGCGGGCGCCGACTTCGGCTACCTCGACTGGCTCGCCTGGTTCTGGTACACGCTCGTGCTGAACGTGCTCGGCGGTGTGCTGCTGGTCACGGCTCTGCGGCTGCTGCGCACCAAGCCCCTGGTCGAGAAGCGTCGCGCGCAGGCGCCGGACGACCCCGACGAACCGCACGGCGACCGCTGATCCCGAGAACATCGAGAGGATGCTGAGCACGCGCTGGTCGCGGGCGCGGCCCGCGCCCGGCATGCTGGAGGAGTGACCGACACTCGAGCCCCCGCGACCGTGTCGCTCGAGCGCCTGCGCGCCTCGCTCGCCGACGCGGGCCTCACCCTGCCGATCGAGGGCGTGCAGCAGCAGCGCGAGGCCGCGTCGGCCGCGGTGCGGCAGATCGACGACTACATCCGCCCCCGGCTGGCCGACCTCGATGCGCCGCTCCTCGCTGTCGTCGGCGGCTCGACCGGCTCCGGCAAGTCGACCATCGTCAACGCCCTCCTGGGGGTCGCGACGACCCGCGTCGGAGTCATCCGTCCCACGACGCGTCAGCCGATCCTCGTGCACTCCCCCGTCGATGCCGGCTGGTTCGCGAGCGATCGCATCCTGCCCGGCCTTGCGCGCGTGCGCGGGCGGGTGACGGCGCCCGGCACGCCCGCGAACGCGGCGGGCGACGCCCCCGAGGCGGCGCGCATCAGCGAGCTCATGCTGCTCGAGCACGAGGCGGTGCCGCGCTCGCTCGCCATCATCGACGCCCCCGACATTGACTCGGTGGCCGACGAGAACCGCGCCCTCGCGGCGCAACTGCTCGCCGCCGCAGACCTGTGGCTGTTCGTCACGACCGCCAACCGCTACGCCGACGCCGTGCCGTGGCGCCTGCTCGAGGGCGCCGCCGCGCGCTCGATCACGGTGGGCGTCGTGCTCAACCGCGTGCCACCGGGTGCCGCCGACGAGGTGCTGCCCGACCTGCGGTCGATGCTCGCCGAGCGCGGCCTCAGCGACGCGCCCGTCTTCACGATCGAGGAGCAGCGGCTCGACGAGCTGGGAATGCTGCCCGCGCACGCCGTCGACGGCCCACGCGCCTGGCTCGAAGGCATCGCGGGCGACCGCGCCGCGCGTGCCCGCATCGCCGCGCGCACCCTCAGCGGCGCGATCACCGACCTCGATCGTCGCGTGGCCCTCATCGCGGATGCCCGGCAGCAGCAGCTCGACTGGCTCGACGCCGCCGAGACCGCCGCCGATGCGCACTACCAGGCCGCGATCGACGCCGTCGACGCCGCGACGCAGGACGGCGCGCTGCTGCGCGGCGAGGTGCTCGCGCGCTGGCAGGACTTCGTGGGAACCTCCGATGTGTTCCGCAGAATCGAGTCGTGGTTCTCCCGCACGCGCGACAGCGTGACGGCGTGGGTGACGGGCAAGCCGAGCCCCGTCATCGCGGTCGAGACGACGATCGAGAGCGGCCTGCAGGCCGTCATCCTCGACCAGGCCGGGCGCGCGGCCGCCGCCGCGTGGGCCGACCTCGAGCGCTCTGTTCCGGGCCGGGGCATCGCCGAGCAGCACCCCCACCTCGCCGCCGAGAGCCCCGAGCTGCGCCCGAGGGCCTCGGCGATGATCCGCGAGTGGCAGGGCGCGCTCATGCAGCTCATCCACGACAACGCCGGCACCAAGCGCGTGCGGGCCCGCGTGCTCTCCTTCGGCCTCAACGTCGTCACGGTCGCCCTTATGATCGTCGTCTTCGCCTCCACCGGCGGGCTCACGGGCGGCGAGCTCGCGATCGCGGGCGGCTCAGCCGTGATCGGCCAGAAGCTGCTGGAGACGATCTTCGGCGAGGACGCCGTACGGCGCCTCGCGGCCGAGGCGCGCCGCGACCTGCAGGTGCGCCTCGAGGCCCTCTTCGACTCCGAGGCCGACCGTCTCGGCACCGCGCTCGAGCCGCTGCGCTTCGGGTCGTCGCCCGCAGCCCTGCGCCGAGAGTCTCAAGCGCTGATCGACGACGTGGCCCGCGCGGCGGAGTCCGACTCGTGACCGGCGTGCGCGGCATCGCCGCCGCGTGCCTGCGGGGTGCGGCATGAGCCCCGCGAGGCCGAGACTCGATGCGTCGCTCGCCGCCCTGCGCACCGTCGTGGATGACGGCGCCGGGCGCATCCCGAGCTCGATCGCCGACGAGGCGCAGGCGCTGCTGCGGCAGGCCGAGGCGCGGCGGTCGCGCTCCCCCGAGCACACTGTGGTGGGCGTCTTCGGCGCGACGGGGTCGGGCAAGTCGAGCCTCGTCAACGCGCTCGTCGGCGAGGAGGTCGCGAAGGCGCACGTGCGGCGCCCCACCACCTCGCAGGCCCTCGCCGTCTCGTGGGATGGAGAGGGCGCGGCCGACCTGCTCGACTGGCTGCAGATTCGCGACCGCGTCGAGCGCACGCAGCCCCTCGACCCGCGTGCCGGCAAGCTCGTGCTCGTCGACCTGCCCGACGTCGATTCGGTGGAGCCCGGTAACCGCGCGATCGCGGAGCGCCTCGCCGGTCAGGTGGATGCCCTGCTCTGGGTCGTCGACCCGCAGAAGTATGCCGACGACGTGCTGCACGCCCAGTTCATCGCGCCGCACGCGCGGCACGCGGCCGTGACGCTCGTGGCGCTCAACCAGGTGGATCTGCTCTCGGCCCCCGACCGCAAGCCCGTCGTCGCCTCGCTGCAGAGCATCATCGAGCGCGACGGCCTGCCTCGCGCGCGCGTGCTGCCCGTGAGCGCCCGCACCGGTGAAGGCGTGGACGCGCTGCGCGTCGCGATCGGCGACCTCGCCGCGTCGAAGGCGGTGCGGGATGCCCGGCTCGCCGCCGACGTGCAGACCCTCGCCGCTCGG